ATATGGTCCACTATTTAATATAGTTATACCAAAGTAAGCCTTTTGTCTGACCATAAGCAGCTTTTACTTTTGATTCTTTACCGACAACTTTGCCATCAGAATCCATATTAAGTTCACCTGCTTTCACAACTTCAGACTTAGTTGTGTCCTCCATCGAAGGTACAGACATTTTTTGTTTTGTACCTTGCGATTTAGGAGATGGATAATCAGCTTTATTAAAATTACTCATTTTCTTCTCCTTGATTTGTTCGTGTTTCACGAACGGTTTTTAAAACTTCATTTAAATTTTTAATATCGTCATTATTAGTTTTAGCTTGTAATTCTTCTAAATCTATAGCAGCTCTAGTTTGCGTAGCTTCTCTTTGTGCCTCAATACGCATCATTTCTATATCTTTATCACGTAAATCTTCTTGTTCTTTTTGTGCTAGTTGTTCTCTTTCTAGTTGTAACTGTTCTTGGAACATTTGTACTTGTGGGTTTTGTTGTGCCATGGCTTGTGCTTGTGCCATTGCTTGTGCCTGACCAGTTACTTGTTGTGTTGCAGTTGCTGCAGCGACTGCTATTTCATTCATAACTTCTGGTGGCATCTGACCGTCTTCCATAGAAGGTAATGGTTGTCCAAGAGCTTGTTCTATTTGTACTCTATAAAGTATGGCTTGTCTTTCTTGAATATTAGCACCTATACTTTGTAAAGCGATAGGGTTTTGTTGCATCATAGGGTTTTGTAAGAACGCACTATGTGCTGCAATATATGCTTCTTGATTTTGGAAATCATAAACTTTAATAGGTTCGCCTTTCATAGCGGCTTGTTGTTCTGATATTGGGTCTCTAGGTGGTATGTCTTCGTCAGGTGGTAATAAAGCGTCAATATCTTTAACATTTAAAGCTAAATACATTTTACGGTATGCTTCTTTTAAATCATGAATATCGGGTGCTGATTGTGCCATTTGTAGCTGTGTTTGTGCTAATGTTATTCTTTGCGTCATACTAAATATATTAGGGTCGCTAACAGGTATTACATCTACACTATTATCGAAATCATTTTTAAAAACACTTTTATTATCACCTTGTACTTGGTATGGATATTCTTGCGGTAGAAACTCACCGAATACTCTTTTTAAAATTTTAAATTCATTACGTTGTGCGTAATGTAAACGTTTATGTATAGCTGACATAATACGTTGACCTTTTTCTAATAATGCTACAGTTGTTCCAACAGGTGCTTCACTATTACCATCACCAGTAGGATTTTCAACGGTAGCAGCAAATCTTTTACCTGCATCAACTAAACCTCCTAATAAAGCATTTAATGTTCCGCTTGGTTCTTTATAAGGCAAAGGTAAAAATGCATCTTGTAATCTACCACCAGGAGCATCAACATCTCTCCACTCTCCAGGTTGTAAAGGGTCATCATGTCTTTGGATATTTAATCCTCTAGATTTAAAACCTGCGGGTAAATTACTTAACGTACCTGCATCGATAAGTTGTCTAAGTATTGCAGTAACTGATTTAGTTAAACCACCCATCATATGTATTAAACCAAAACCATAAAAACCTAATCCTGGAAGAAACTTGTAATGGGTAAAGTATTCTATCTTTTTACGCATTGGGTCTTTTTCATCGTAATTAGGTCTAATAGCTAAAATTTTACTATTATCTTTACAAATAGTTACTATATAAGGTAAAGCTAATCCAGTTTGTTCTCCGTTTTCATCTTTATCTTCAAAACCTTCTAAATCTAAATTTACATGCATTTCTAATAAAGTATATTCTTCATCGTTTGCTGTTCTACTTAATCCTTGTAATTCATCTATTTTTGAATCAACGTCTGTATTATCGTAACCCCCCTCTGGGTCCATCATTTCCATATCTTTATATAAACCTGATATTTGTAATTTTTTCAGGTCATTAGGTGACATATGTATAACGTGTGTTATTCTTGGTGAAGTTAATAAGTCAACTGCGTAATAAGGAACAACTAAATCTTCAGATTTTACAAACCTAGCTACTGCCCGTCCTACTGCAGGGTCATAATAAACTTTTTTGAAAGCTGAACCTGATAATGGAAGATAAAATAGTAATTGGTCCATCTCTGGGTCATATTCTTCCATCTTGTAAGTGATTTGATAATTCATAAAGTTTTTAACTCTATTAGCTTTTTCCATTTTTAAATTATCAGTAACACCTAATACTTCTGTATCTACAGGTCCACCTGCTGGTAATAATTCTTTATATGCTTGTGCTTGAAACTGGGTAACAGCTTCTGCAAGTATCGGGTGGTGTACACCAGAAGCACCAATAAATGGTTCTGTTCTATTATCGCTATTTATACCTAATAAATCTAAACCCTCGCTATAAGTTCTAAACCAATCGTTACGAGAATCTAAATCTTCTTCAAAACTTTGTATTAATTCTTGTGCTATAGAATTTAATTCGTTATCGTCGATAACTTCGGCTAAATTTTCACCAAACTTGCCTGTTATTTGTTGATTTTCTTCTTCACCTATTACAACACTGCCATCAGCGTTAATAGTTACTTCTAAATCATCAATATTTTGTTCTGGTACTAATTCTAGCTCGACTTCTTGGTCAGGCTGAATAGGTTGTGGTATTGCTTGTTTTTCTATAGCCATATTTTCGTATCATAGTCCTATTTTAATTAATAATAAACCCTTTGCGTTGGAAAGTAACTTGGCTCATCGTCCATATCAGTCGATAGTTGTAAAAATCCACCCGCCCTAAAACGTGCTAACGCTAAAGTTGTAGCATCAACGAGGTCATCATTTTCACCACCAGGAAAATCACTAACTTCTTCCATAAGTTCTTCACCAAAACGGTTATCTGGTACCCAAACTCGTCCATCTTGAAAAATTGGCGACACAGAATTTAATCTTGCTATCTTATCTTGCCCTTTTCCTGGACTAAAAGTGTTTACAGGTATACCTATACGCCTTAATTCTTGTATAAGTGGTAATCCTGACCCTTTTGCTTCAATAATTACGTTATCTGGAGCCCAATATTCGTATAATCGCATAGCTTCTTGTTTTAATTCAGGAAAATCGAATCTTTCTTTAACACAATCTATTAAAATTAGGTGTGCTTCGTCGCCATCATACATTTCATCGCCGATTTTACCCTCAGGATAGAAAACACCCCATGTAGTTATAGCAGTAAAGTCAGCTCTTTCGCTTTTTAAGAACGCTGTATCATAACTTTGTATTAAATAATCGCATGTTGGTGGTTTTTCTTGGTCCCAAACCATAAACCAGTCTTTAGGAATGATAGAAATACCTTCACCTGTAGGTCTTTGCATGTACTGTGCAGCCCATTTTGATGGACTAACAGAGGCTTTTATACTTTCTAACTCATCTTTTGACCAAAAATTAGACCAAAGTGGGGTACCACTGGGTAAAATAGCAGGAAATTCTATAACTTCCCACTGGTCAGCACCTTTTTCTTGTGCCATTTTCTTAATTAATCTACCTGTTAAATCTTTTTTAGACCAACGGGTCATAACAATTACGATTGCACCTCCAGGTTGTAACCTTTGACGTGGTCCAGTCATGAACCATTCGTATGCTTCGTCTAATGCTTTATCAGACATTGCGTCTTGTTCTGAATGTGGGTCGTCAATAATAAACAAATCAGCACCTCTACCCGCTAAAGCACCACCCGTACCAGCAGCATAGTATTCACCGCCTTTATTTGTTAACCATTTACCTGCACTTCTACTATCTGCTTTTAGTTCTGTTTCAGGGAAAAGCTGATTATATTCTTCACTATCGATTAAATCCCTAACTTTTCTACCAAAATTAATTGCAAGGTCAGCAGTGTGGGTAGCTTCTATAATTTTTAGTTTTGGATTTTTACCTAATAAGTAGGCAGGAAATAAATGTGAAGCGAATTCAGATTTTGTATGACGTGGTGGCATATTAATAATCAAACGTTTTAATTTACCACTAGCAATATCATCGAAGGCTTTTGCCATTTTTGCATGATGTTCGCCAGATATAAACTCTGACCAAATCGCTGTTACAAAATCAATGAAACTACTTGTTGATTTTATTTGGTGTTCACGTTTTTCTAATTCTTCTAAAAGAATAGTAAACTCTTTAGCTTCAGCAGTTGTTAAATGGCTGAGGTCTATATTTTTTAAAGATTTTAATTTATCAGACAAGATTACTCTTTAGGTTTTTTACCAAATAACATTCTGGTAAGTTCTTCATCTGTATAATCACCTCTTTTACGTCTTTGTTTTTCTTGTCTATCTACTACTTCGATTATATCATCAATTGTTATATTAGCTGAAAAGTTTCTAAAATCTCGTTCACC